AAGCAAGTCCGGCCTAAGCCCGCAGATGCACAAAGCGGTTAATGCCTTCAGCACCGAGATTGACCGCGCGATAGACCAGGCAGCAGAGCAGGGCGTACCGCTTGAGCTGATCATTGGCTCGATGGTTTACGCGATGTTTTCCGCACTAATGCAAGTTGAGGAAGAAGAATGAGCAAGTTCAGAAAGAAGCCTGTCGTAATAGAAGCAACTCAGTGGTTTAAACATGGTGACAACCCTAATGTTAAACAACACGCAAATTTTGGAATGGGCTGGATTAAAACTCTTGAAGGGGGACATGTAGTGACCCCTGGAGATTGGATCATCACTGGAGTAGCGGGAGAGATGTATCCGTGCAAGCCAGACATTTTTGCAGCCACTTATGAGGCTGAAGAAGAATGACAACAGCATACAGCGTCCTAGAAGCCGCGCAGTCGCACATGACAGACCGAGCCAGTACATACGACAAGCCAACAGGCGAACGCAGCATGGCGGCAACGGTAAAGGCGTTTGCGAGCGTTTCCGGCGTGACCATGACCGAGGAACAGGGATGGCTTTTCATGGGCCTGCTAAAGATGGTCAGAAGCCAGCAGGGCGCATACAAGCTGGACAACTACGAGGACGAAGCCGCCTATGCAGCGCTGCGGGCAGAGTGTGCCGCGATTGAGCGCAGCAAGGGCTACGTAGACCCCTTCGACGCTACCGGAAAGGTGTCGTGATCCATGAAGATAAATGGATTCAATCTTGCGAATCTACAGCCGCCGGAACTTATGGCAATTGAAATCAACCGGAAAGCCTGTCTGTTCAGATACTACAAGACGCGAAGAGGAGACTGGCGCGCATGGGTTAAGGCTGAACTTGAAAAAATACCTGAGCCTATGCGGCAAGCAGTAAAGGACGCGCTGAACAAAGGAATGAAGGATGGCCATTGATCTGCCGTGGCCCCCGAAGGAGCTTAGCCCGAATTCAAGGTGTCACTGGCGCAAGTCGGCACCGATCCGCGCCAAGTACCGGCAGGACTGCTACCTGCTGGCCAAGGCGTCAGGGCTACAGGCTCCAGATGGTGACGGGCAGATTCTGTGGGTTGTTGAGTTCATCCGGCCAGATAGACGCCACTACGACGACGACAACCTATTGGGGCGAATCAAGGCGCTGCGCGATGGGGTGGCTGACGCGCTAGGCGTGAATGACCGGCGATTTGTAACGCAATTCAGCATAAGCGACGAAGTTGTGAAAGGCGGGGCGGTACGGGTTTCTATCAATCTGCGGGGGCAGTGATCATGGCGGAAGAAAAACTGAGCAACGAACAGCTAAAGGAATGCTTGGCGCAAGCCATGAGCAGCCCGCAGATAGCCAGAAAGTTTGACATGAACCTGCGCACCGTAGAGCGCAAAAGGGCGCAACTGGCAAGGCAAGGATGGTCGCCAGAACACGACATGACAAAGCAAGTGCCTGATGGTTTCCATCTGAAAGGCACTTCGACGCTATACGACGCAGACGGGGTGGCGAAACTTCAATGGGTGAAGTCGTCAATTGATCATGAACGGCAGCGCGAATTGTTCCTTATGGCCGCAGAGTCGATGGCCGCTGAACTTCCGCAAGTGGTAAAGGTAGCCTGCCCTAAAGCTACACTACCGCATCTGATGGCTGTCTACCCAATCGGTGATGCCCACATAGGCATGAGAGCTTGGGGCGAGGAAACGCAGGGCGATGATTGGGACATGACAGAAGCCGTCCGCGTCCAGTGTGGCGCAATGGCCGCGCTGGTCGAGCTTACCCCGGCAGCGCATACAGGCGTCATAATAAACCTCGGTGACTGGCTCCATGCCGACAATATGCAGGGCATGACTGAACGCAGCGGCCATGTAATGGATCTGGACGGGCGTTACGCCAAAATGATTGACGTGGGCATGATGGTAATGCGCCAGTGCATCACGTCAGCCTTGAAGAAGCACAAGCAGGTAAGGGTTATCAACGTAGTCGGCAACCACGACGACACCGGCGCGTTATGGATGAGCGTCGCTCTGCGCCATGCCTACGAAAACGAACCCCGCGTACAGATCGACAAAGCCCCGTCTGCATTCCACTACATCGAGCACGGGCGCTGCCTTGTAGGTACTCACCACGGGCACACATGCAAAGCCGAAAGATTGCCAGGCGTAATGGCTGCGGATCAGGCCGAAGCATGGGGCCGGACTCGTCACCGTTACTGGTATCTTGGCCACGTTCACCATCAGAGCGTTAAAGAGTTCGCTGGCGTAACCGTAGAGAGCTTCAACACCTTGACTGCCAAAGACGCATGGTCAGCCTTTGGAGGCTACAGGGCGCAGCAGAACATGAAGTGCATAGTCCTGCATGCTGAGTTCGGTGAGGTTGCGCGGCATACGGTGAGTCCTGAGATGCTGAAGGGGGTGGCGGCATGAAAATACTTAGCGCAAGGCAGGCTTGGCACGATGCTTACTTTCTCCCATGGGCGCAGTCGATGGAGCTGATCGAGCTGGGGTGCGAGTGCAGAAATAAAAAACCCCCGCATTAGCGAGGCTTGAGGTTGTCCTGTGTCCTTGGACAGTGGACAAAAAAAAGCCCGAGCGCCGCGCTATCAGGATCGCTGATGCTCTTCGTGCCGGGCCGTGTTGCTCGCTCTACTAAATCATCGAGTGATTAGTAGGAGTTAGTAGCCCGCCGGTTTGAGCGTGGACTTACTGCCGGCGGTGTTGTCCGGCATTCCAGAAGGCTTGGCAGGCTTAAACGAAAAAACCCCAGCGGTTAGTCTAGGGCTTCGGTGGCTTTCCTTTGGGTGAATAACCACATATGGGAAAATGTTGCCATATCTCGGACGGGAATACAAGCGTCAATTTAATTGACCTATGCGGCGTCTTTCATCACCTCAAGAACCCCCGCGACAGGACTTAATGCCACGCGATCCAGTGTGTCGCATATCTCTGTGCACAATGCTATGAAAGGTTCCCACTCTCTAGCCCATTGCTCGCTAGACAGCCTTACTCCATACCTCGCATCCAGCCATTCACGGAGGTCTGCTGGCGTTGTCAGCACGTCCAGCCCTTCGCCCTGACCTCCCTGGTTCTTCATGCGATACCGATACAGCACAGCGCAGGCGACATAGCGGGCCTTTTCTGACTTCGCCGCTGTCATTCGTGCTGACTTGGCCCGGGCGAGCAAATATACGGACTCTTCCGCGCTTTCGCGTTGATCGTGTCCGGCTAGAGGGCTGTATAGGTGATGCCCGAACTCTCGCAGAGCTACGGGCAGTGTGCCTATGGCGCGCTGAATCATCCCGGCGAGGGCTTGGTTCATGGCTATACCGGTGCTTTTGTCATACTGGGTTTTCTGTACTCGGCAGCCCAGCTCAATCAACTCCATCGACTGCGACCAGGGTAGAAAGAATGCGTCATGCCATGCCTGTCTTGCGCTCAGTAGCTGCATATCACTGCCCCCGCAGATTGATAATGATCTGTATCGTTTCCAGCGCCTTGCCTGCTTTGACCATTGCCGGGTCGCAGCGATATACCGAGTAACCCAGCCTTGCAGCAGCGTCATATTTTCGAAGATCAGCCGCAAATCCTGCGCCTGTTGTATGCCTAGATACCCCCCAAGCCCCGCCTTCGATCTCGACTAGCAGCATCAAGTCAGGCAGCGCGAAGTCTGCCCGCCAATCCTTCAGCCCAGCAGCCAGAAGTCTGGCCTTTAAGCCTCTGCCAGTCCCGCCAGACGCATCAGCCCCAAAGCGGAACTCCCTGATGTAGTAAATTCCCGCGTCTAGTAGTTGCTGCTCCAGCAGTGATTCCGCTTCATTGCGCTTAGGCTCTGCCACTAGCTCGCCTCCTGAGTGCTTCCGCGATTAGCTCCAGCATCTCTACTGGATGTTTGTCCAGTAGTAGCCGCGCCACTCTCTGCCGCTCCTGCCCTTTCAGATTGCGAACTTCCCACCGAATCAGGCAGGCCGCTCGATCCGCAGAGACAGCCAGGCGCTCTGCATCCGAAAGGGTAACAAGGTTATTTATCACGACTTAACCCAGAGAATTCAGCATGCAGTAATTCACGCAATATCCTCGCTGCAACAACGGCGGATTCGAAAGTTTTGAATATTCCACCGTTGACCAACTTCCCATCACGGCGAACCCTTACAGCCCATTTCCCTAGCTGTTTATGCCAATAAACACCACGCTCTCCAGTTGTGTTATTACTCTGCTGTTTCCGATTTCGGCAGTTCTCTGCGGGAGTTGCTAGTCTCAAATTCTCCGGGCAATTGTTCAGCCTATTCCTGTCTACATGGTCAATCTGCATGCCGTCAGGAATCGATCCATTTCTTAAAATCCATAACAGCCTGTGAGCTCTATATTTTTTCCCTTGCATGCCCACTAACAAATACCCGTCAAGACCAACATATCCAGCCTTCTCTCCAGAAAGACGCCTATTCGATCTGGTTACTCTCCATTCAAGATGGGTTCCTCTATCAATAAAAATTTCAGCAATTTCTGCGGGCGTAGGGTTTCCGAAGCTCATATCACCTCCATAAATTTTCAAGCTGCCAAGTTTCGCCACAGATCACGACTCACCAACCATCGTATAGCGGTATAACCTAACATCGTCTGGATTCTTTTTCTTGCGCCTCCAGTCAACTGTTGACGAATCGACGGCCATTAGCTTTCTTCCGTTTCGCAGCACTAGATCAACTACAGAGCCGGCAGGCGTTGGGTCTTGGTTGCCATTGTGCCTTATCCAAATGTTTGTTCCAGGGCCTATAGCGTCCATAACATCAATTAGCGGATCATTACTCTTATCTTCTTCGTTAAGGCGTTCACAGTGACTACCGCTATGGCATGGCCTATCTAAATATTGGCTTTCGCCGAACAATTGTCCTGAAATGTCTAATTGGTCAACGTATGAATCTGCAATGGTGTAGTGCTTCGGGTTCTTTTCAGCGTGCAACTGCTTCAGGCGCTCTACATGAGGCGTAAGCGCAGTAACCATCTTGCGATACCCGCCAGCTGTACAACGGTCGTCGTTGAGCTTCCCAGCGGCTTCAGCGTCAACGATTATCGCAAGGCAGGCCAGCGCATGGGCCAAGTGCGGCAATCCGCTGTCAGGGTCTACGGTTTCACCTTCCATCCATGCGTTTAGGTGGCGGCTTGTCGCGTCGTAGTAGATCGAAGCGCGGACGCCGATAGCGCGGAAGTTTGACCGTCCATACTTCAGCATCCCATCAAGAAGCCCTAGACTTCCAAGCGCAGTAGCGGTGGTAGGCCACAGGTGCAATGGAAGCTTCCCGCTACCTATCAGGTCTTTAGGGTTTGTTGGTTTTAGCTCGCTCATGCTGCGCCACCTTTGCGATGAAATTTGAAGTCGTACCAGCGATAGAAATACTGCGCGGCAGTGATTCCAAGAGAACCGCCAAGTCCTGATATGAACAGGAAAAGTCCCGTTTCAATTTTTGAATGCGCAACTGCCCAGATGTATGTGAACTGGGCGAGCGTAATCAGCCAGCTAACAACGAAGCCTGCCGGAATCTTGTCATCTCTCAGTAGCTTGCTATTCAGCCCAAGCAGGAACACTTGGGCGAATGCAGAAGTGAAAACCAGTACACTTTGTAGTTCTGCGCTCATACCTTTATCACCCCTTCCAGAATTAGCGCGTGCTGTGTGCGGATAACGCCTTCAAGGTGCGCCTGTGCAATCTCGGACGGGCTGAAAACGGATCGCTTTCGGCCATCAATGCAGTCGTGGCAATCCGAGCAGGCCCATGCCGCGCAGCAGAAGTCGTTTGGCTTCATGCCGATGCCGCACATACCTGCGAGCCTGTAATGCGCCAGAACCGTCGTTTCAGGATTGAAATTGCACACGCCTTGCAGCCTGACTTGGCAGTCGCGGCCTTGCGCCAGTTTGCGTAGGTTCATGCCGGAACCCCTCGACGGTTTCTTCTCACTCCGCCTGTAAGTTTTCCGCCAGCTTTTGCAGAACCTTCATACATGGCGCTCAATGCGATATTGCTTGCGATTCTGTCTTTAACGTCTCCACGTAGTAGACTCCTAACATCTCCGACTCCTTTCCAGTCGCGCGTTTTTTCCTTTCTGAAATCTAACTCTGACCTGCTGATACGATTACGTGCTGCGATAAAATCCGGCATCTCCTTGCAAGCAAGCAGAATATTGAATATCTCAGGGCACCCATTTGCCAGAACGGCACTTACAGGCTGCTTCATAACAAACCGGCCAATTGTTCCTCGCGGCCTTCGCTTTAGCGCGTTAAAGTCATCAGCCGTGTACCCGATCTGCATAAACTTTGCGTAAGCCTTCGCAAGCGTCCAGTCGCCTTTATACCCAGCGACCAAAAGCGTGTCCCATTCAAACTGCGCTTTGATTGAATAGCTCATGCCGCTTTCTCCTTATCCAGCAGATCACCAAAGAACACGCCTTTTTCCGCGTAGTGGTCGGCAATGGCGTCGGTGTACTCGCAGCCCTGCTTGGTTCCGAATAGGCGCGTAACAGGGAAGCCGTCAGGCCCGAACAGCGGGTTTGCCCCCATCAGGAACAACTGTTCTGAATAGGACTTGTCCGCGAAGTAACGCGCCCATCCAGCGGCAAACCTTTCGTCATCGCGGCACAGGATAGGAACGCCGATCATCAGCTTGCAGTAGGCCCATACCTCTTTCGGGGTGCCCTGCTCAAGCGTCTGAGAAACGCGCTTGTACATGCCCTGCCATAACTTGTTCTGCTCGGCTGACCTGTCACGGCCCGGGCGCACAGATACAACCACGAACTTGTGCGCCTTGAATGCTGCTGTGATACGCGACACGGCATCGGTCAGGGCTGACAGGCAGTCGATAACAACCCGAAATGTGTCTTTGTCGGTAGTTTCGCGCTCAGCCATGATTGATCACCCCGTTGCGCACTACCTTGTCAGGACGGCCAGCCATCTTCAGCCGGAAGCAGTCGCCGTCTACCGATATGCGCCAGCCTTTGTTGATAAGTACGTTGATCTGCTCGACTAGCAGAGCGTTGAGGTCTGCGAGTCTCTTTGCTGGCCGGTACTCGATCACGTTATCCATCAGATACGCGCTCCGCTGAACTCAAGCCCTTCATGCTTCATGGCCGACTTGCCTAGCGCACGGATAGCTCGCTTTGCATTGCCAAGTTCCTGCCGGCATTCCTTTCTGCGGTTGATTAGCTTCCAAGCCTCGTAGCAGTGCGGGCAGCCTTCATCATCACTGGATAGCAAGTCATCTTGCTCGAATTCTTCAAGGTGCTCTCCGTACTCTCCTGTCGTGTTGTATGCAGCAAAAAGGTGCGTCTTGATGCGGTTGCCGCAGTACAGGTCTGACTTATCAGCAGCAGACCATTCGACTGCCTTGATGAAGATCGGGCAACGCTCAATCGCAGCGCCTATGCGCTTGGATAGGTCTGCTACCCGCTGCTGTGCAATCTCATGGCTTGCCAGCGCGACAATCACGCGAGTGCCAAAGTCTTTTTTATCCATCACCGCGCCCCCCCGCTTGATTTCCATGATCTGCGCGCAGTCCAGGCACAGCTTGCAGCCAGGTACGGCAATTCGACGGCCTTCCGGTATCTTTACCCCGCATTCTTCGCATTCCGTTGCGCTCTCGCCTTCGTAGCGCTCGCGGGCGTCGATTAGCTTCTGGCGGCGGATGTCTTCGTAGTCGTTTGCAATATCGGCTATGTCCATGTCATGCCACTCCCTGTACGTCGGGTTGTTGTTCTTTTTGTCCTGAGTAATCGACCCACTGGCGCGGCTTGCTGTTTTCGCGCTGTAGGTACTGCGACGATCCACGGTCGAACCAAAGCGGTACTTTCCCCTCTCCGCCGGTCAAGCGCTGCTTGGTCACGATCATGTGAACGTCTGACTGATTGTCTTTTTCGCTTTCGCCTTTTGCTTGAGCCTTTTCCTTTTCCTTGTTCCGCCAGACGGTGATCACGTTGTCTGCAAGGTCTGTCAGGATTGCGCCGCCGCGAACGTCGAGCTTTCCAGGAACTTTGGTTTCGTCGTCTGCCTTGCGCGGATGGGCTACCAGATGCACATGCACGTCCATTTCGTGGGCGAACCCTACGAGCGCTTCCATTGCCTGCTTCTGGCCGTTGTAGTCATCCTCGGCCATGCCAAGTTTTGCGAGGCTGTCAACGATGAAGTGGGTTACGCCGTAGCGTTTGGCGGCATAGCGGAATGTCTCGAGCATTTCCGAAGTCTTGGCCGATCCGACCTGGTTGTAGATCCACAGCTTGCCGGCCAGCGATTGCAGGATGGCGTTGATATACGCCTTGGACGGGTAAGCCAGACCACCTGCCTGCCTGACCATGCGTTGCAGGTTGCGACGCGCTGGCATTTCCATCGAGGCTATGCAGAACTTCTCACCCTGGCGCATGCCGTGGTATGCCAGATAGTTCAGGAGCTGCGACTTCCCATGCCCAGACCAGCCAGTCCAGACGGTCAACTCTGACGACCGGAAGCGGATCAAGTCATCGGCTTTATCCCAAGGCAGAGCCATGCCGGAAGTGGTCGGGTTTTTGTCGAAGAACTCTGAATAAACTTCTTCGGCAAAGTCCATCACGCCGGCCAGCTTGTCAGGGTCTAGGCTCTTGGCTTTTTCGTAACACTCGTCCACGTCGTCCACGGTGAACATCAGGCTATCAAGCGCGACGTTGAAGTCTTTGCAGCCAAGGTCAACCAGGCGGCAACGCTCGCGGCCAAGTCGCTTAATGATTTCCTCGGTCGCCTTCTTGCCTTCCTCGTCGTTATCGAGGCAAAGGTAGATCGTGTCGAAGCGCTCGAGGTTTGCGTATTCGTATTCGATCCATGCTTGTTTTGCGCCAGTGCCACCGCCGAACGGAACAGACAGCGCCGGACGGCCAAGCTGCCAGGCTGACATGGCGTCAATCTCGCCCTCGGTGATCGTTACCTCTCGAGCATCTGCCGGGATGGTGTGCCACCCGAACAGGCAAGGTTCGGTCTCTGCTGATGTACGGATGCCGGTTTTCTTTCCCTTGGCGTCACGATCAATACCGATCGTTTTCCAGTGGACTAGGCCACCGTCGCGCAGGTACGGGAACACGATCAATCGCCCCTGCTCGCCAATCTTGAAGGCCGCGATGGTTTCAGGCTTCAGTCCTCGGTCTTTCAGGTACTCCATAACCGGCGAGCTTGGCTTAGGCGTTGCGCACTTGGGGCGGTCAGGTCGAGCAAACGACTTTTCAGCAACCGCTGCCAGCTTCGGTTCCGCCACGCCAAGATAGGACTTGGCTTCGGTAAGCGCGGTTCGCATATCGCACGAACGGACTGCGCACCACAGATCTAGCAGGTCGCCAGTCTCACCCGTCGAGAAATCGCACCAGACGCCCGATTTAGTCCCCTTCAGGTGAACCCCAAGGCTCTGCCCCTTTTCGCCGCCTGTGCTGCCTACGCGCCACTCTGAGCCATCACGCTTGCCAGACGGCAACAGGTGCATGCACACGTCATTCACTCGGCCAGCAAGACGGCTGGCAATCTCGGAAGGAGTCATGGCCGATACCACGTTTGCTTTTTCAGCCAGACCCATGCGTAGCCGGTGGTCGGGTCGTGAGTGTCTGTGTGGTAGATTTTATGGGTTGCTGGGTTTTTGTCGTCCCACTCCAGGTCGTAGAACTCTCCCGGCTTGAGCGCTGGACGGCTTGGCTTTCCGCCACGGATCGGCGTGACGTTTGAAATCCGGTCAGGGAACAGCCCCTGCCAGCCAGCGGAGATTGACGCAAGGATCACTTGGTCTGGGCTGCTGTGACCTGCCAAAGACTTGGCCTGCTGCTCGCAGGATGTTTCCGTCAGTGGCTTGCGCAGCTCTTTCCGAAACTTCACCCAATCGGCCCATACTTCAGGCGTTACGTTTTCCGGGCATGATTTGATCGGATCAAACTTCCGAGACGACTTTGCCGGCTCTTCCCCCTTCAGGGGGGTAGGGGGGTTTTTATTTGGTTCTTGGTTACTGGTTACTGGTTTATGGTTAGGGTTACGGCTGGGTTCCTGCTGGGTTCCGACTGGCAACCCACTGGAAACCGACTGGGTTTTTTTAGGCCTTCCACCGGACTTCCCGTTTAGTCTGTTTCGTTCGCAAATGGCTTTGTACTCTGCCATTTCTGACTCGCAGCGAGTGTGCTTCCAATCGTCATCTTCTAGCCTGAAGAAAGACTCCAGGATCAGACTTACAACATCCTCTGATGACCCGACACGGAAAGCTATTAGACGTGGGTTATTAGGAAGCGGCTGCTCTGACTCGTAGTAGAGCCAAATCATCCGCAGGTATGCCATGCACTGCTCGTCAGACAAGCGTGATGTGTCTCGGATGAAGTCACCAATATGGTGCTGGTAATAGTGCATTACTCATCACCCCCGAACGGAACGGCGAACTCTTCGCGCATGTCCGCAGCCATTCCGCACAGATCGCAAGTGATCTGATGTAGCTGGTCAAGGGTGATGGTGATTGCGTTGCCGTTCTGGCGGATAACGATGGCGGTATTTGCTACTGGGTGAAGCTCGATGGGGTTGTAGATTCTTGCTGGTATCATTTATAATTCCCTCGTCTGTAGTTACACCCGAGGCCAGCCTGATCCGCTGGCCTTTTTTATTGCGTTGCGTTTATCGCCTTGCCTTGTATCTGTGCTAGCGGGTGCTAGCGTCATAAATCCAGCAGTCCGTTTAGGCTGCTGTCTTATTTGGAGCTGCTTCGATCAGCAGCCAGCCAGCGGTGAACTTGCCGCCAGAGGCTTCGGCCAATTTCTCTGCGTATTTCGTTTCGCCTGTGTAATCAGTGCGAGGCAGAGAGTCAGCCGTGATCCATTTATAGATAGCGCGAGGGCTGACGCCGCATACAAGCGATGCCTTTGTGACTCCCCCTGCCGCTGCTATTGATTCCTCCGCTATACCGTGCTTGCTTTGTGTATGCCTTCAGGCATTGGCTTTGAATTTGTCCAGCCTCTGGCCGTAAGCCGCCATCCGCCGTCGCTCATCT